AAGTTGATTGAACCGCCGTGTACCGAACGGTACGCACGGTGGTGTGAGAGGTCGGGAAATTTAGTTAAATTTCCCTCCTACTCGATTTTCTCAGGAAGGAGGCAGCAGGTGTCAGCGAAGAAAAATCCACTATGTGATAAAGCGCATGAAATGTATAAGCAAGGAATGAAACTGGTAGACATTGCCGATGCCCTGGAAGTGCCTCCTGGGACGGTGCGCCGGTGGAAAAGTACGCATGGATGGGATGCCGAACGTTCGGCTTCCAAAAACGAACGTTCGGTTAAGAAAAAACAGGTAAAAAAGTATTCTGTTGACGACGGCACGAAGGATACTCTGCAGAATGATGACCTAACCCCGGAACAGCAGATTTTCTGCGTATATTACAGTCGAACGTTTAATGCAACGCAGAGTTACCAGAGTGCTTATGGATGCCAGTATAGTACGGCACTTACAAACGGTCCTGCATTACTCGGAAATACTCGGATAAAAAATGAGATAGAACGTCTGAAGGAATTGAAGCGTCAGCAGATCGTTACAGGCACCGAGGATATAGTAGAACTGCAGATGCGAATAGCATTTGCGGACATTGGCAATTACCTGACATTCAGTGAAAAAGAATATACAGATCCTGAAACGCAGGAGAAGAAATCAATCAGTGCTGTCGATTTAAAAGCGTCAGTAAATACGGATACACAGCTGATCCGGGAGGTGAAGGATGGAAAATATGGTGTATCCATAAAACTGGAGGACCGGCAAAAGGCTATTAACTGGCTTACAAAGTATTTCCTGATGCACCCCGAGAGCAAGTACCGTGCAGAATATGAAAAGAAACGTGCCGAAGCAAATGATAATAGCACAGAGGATATTTTGAAAAACATGCAGACCATAGCAGACATCCTGAAAAATCCGGCAGCCAACCGCAAAATAGAAGATTTCGAGGAGCAGGCAAATGAATAAGCCGGCACCGTTCAGTGAACGGCAATATCAATATTTTCTACGCTGCATACATAGCTGGTTTAATGTGGCGGAGGGTGGAAAGCGTGGTGGGAAAAATGTGCTGCAGACATTAATCTTCTGCACACTGCTGGAAACACATAAGAACAAGATTCATCTGGTAGCAGGGGTATCAAACTCTACCGCAAAATTGAATATCCTTGACTGCGATGGGTATGGTCTGCTGAATTACTTCGAGGGCAGATGCCGGGAAGGAAAATACAAGGATAGAGACTGTGTGTATGTGCAGACAAAAACCGGAGAGAAGGTCGTGCTGGTATCTGGTGGAGGAAAAGATGGCGACGAGAAGCTGATTAAGGGTAATACATACGGTATGGCATATGTGACAGAAGCAAACGAATGTCATCAGAAATTCCTGAAAGAGGTATTTGACAGAACATTATCCAGCTCTGACCGGAAGATATTTCACGATCTGAACCCTAAAGAGGAAGAACACTGGTATTACACAGATATCCTGAAATTTCATGAGGAACAGCAGCTGCTGCATTCGGATTACGGCTATAACTACGGGCACTTTACTTTAGTCGATAATATGAGCATGACGGATGAGCAGATCCGGGCAGTGCTCATTACCTATCAGAAAGACACGGTGTGGTACCGGCGTGATATAAAGGGAGATCGTGCGGTTGCAGAGGGAATCATATTTCCTAAGTTTGCAAACAATAATGAGCCATATTTGTATGATGAGGAGACAGATCCGTTACTTGAAAGGGATAAAAATGGGAAATTGATACATAAACCATTCAAGGTAACGCTGGGTATTGACTTTGGCGGAAATGGATCTATGACAACGTATGTTCTAAAACTGTATTTTAATAGATATCATGACATGCGGACAGCAGAAGAGGATTTTCTGCCATTGTCAAACGACATTGATGCGGACATGATCTGCAAAAAGTTTTTGGAGTTCTATATCCGATGCAGAGATAAATACGGGAGAATCGACTGGGTATTCCCAGACAGTGCCAGCACAACAATGATAAACAGCTTGCGGAGTGCTGCCAAAAAGGCAGGACTACCATATCAGAACATAAAGGGATGCCGAAAGAATGAAATATCGGAAAGACCAAGAACAATGGATAGGCTGTTAAATACCGGCCGGATAAAAATTAATCGGAAGTGTGAACATCTGCGAAAGGCAATAGGAAGCCTAAAATGGGACGAGGACCATCCAAACCAGCCGGAAGATAAAAATATAGGTAACTGTAATGACTGGTGGGATGCGGAATGCTACACCTGGTTGGATTTTGTGGAGTATGTAGACTTAGACAGGTAAAGTTGCACCGGTGCAACAGAAGGAGAAGAACATGGAAGGATGCGTTAAAAATTTCTTACAGACAAAGGGATATACAGTGAATGATAATGCACTGGGGAAAATTCAGATATGTGATGACTGGTATAGCAACAGAATAATTGAGAATTTTCATAAGCGCAAAACGGTTAATGGACAGCAATATGAGCTGACCAGATTAAATTTTGGCAAAAGATGCTGTTCGGATGATGCGAATCTGTGTGAGGTGTTGGAGATCAACGCAGGAGATGGAGATCAGTATGATTTTGTGAAAGATGTATTGAATAAGAATCAGTTTAATACACAGTATCGCAAGCAACTTGAAAAGACTTCAGCAGATGGAACTGCAGCATGCTATATCAGACTGGATAATGCAACTTTTATGGATGATAAAAGTGTAAAGGGTGGAGATATCAAACTGAACTATGTGGAGGCAGATGCATTCACTCCGCTGACAGTGGAAAATGACATTGTGACAGAAGCTGCTTTTTCCGGGAGCACACTTGTCAAAGGAGAAAAGCAGACGACACTTGTATTGTTTACAGTGGACAATGGAAAATACATGGCAGAGACTCACATTTTCAATAAAAAGGGAGAGGAAGTAGAAGATAAAGCGGTAACAGCACAACTGGGAGAGGTGAAACCATTTGCAGTAATGCGCAATGCAGAGGTAAACAACCTGGATGATATGATAGGGTATGGATTACCCAAGCTTTGGGATGCAATACCGGCACTCAAGGTAGTGGATTTGTGTTATAATGTTCTCTTTTCAGATTTGGACAAAGCAGAGAAGATTATCTTGGTGAATGAGTTGCTGTGTGAATTTGACGACAATGGAAAACCGAAACTGACACCGGAACAGAAAAAACTTTTTGTATTCACAGGCGAGAAGCTTCCGGAAGAAAAGGGAATGATCCAGGAGTATAATCCGGAGATCCGAGTGGATCAAATCACCAAGTCATTTGAGCTGGCACTGTCCCTGCTGTCCATGTCCTTTGGTTATGGTACGAAGAAATACAGCTTTGAGAATGGTCAGATTACCACGGCAACGGAGTATATGGGAGAGCGTCAAGATCAGATGCAGGAACTCAACCGACAGCGCCAGGAGGCTATCCAGTACATACAGGATATCTGTAAGGCAGTGATGTGGTTCGCTAACACATTCCAAGGTAAGTCCTTTACTCTGGATCAGGAGATCCTGGTAGACTTCGATGACAGCTATATTACCGATCGGGAGGCAGAATTGGAACGTAAGCGTAATGACGCGCTTTCCTTCGATATCCCTGAACTGACAATTTGGTATTTGATGGAGGCATATAGCCTGACAGAAGATGAAGCAAAGAAACTGGTAAAAGAAAAGCTGCAGGAGGAAGAGGACCAGCCTACCGGAGAGGATGAAGACTAATGTTGACAAATGAACAGGAAGAGATCATCGGCGAGGCATTGCTTCCTTTGTTTCAGTATTTGGAACACAGTGTGATCGTGGATGTGGCACAACGGATCCTGGCAACAATGGCATATTCCAGGACAGCAGAGATTGAAGCACAGCGCCTTCAGCAGTTAGGGTACAGTCCGGCAAAAATACGGAAAGCGGCAATGAAACTGTTACAGTCAAACCCGGAATTCCGGAAAGAGGTTGCGAAGAATACTCTGGAACATAAGAAGACGGTGAAAAAACTGTTGAAAGAGATTCTGAAGGCGGCGGAGGCAGCAGGCGGACAGGTTATGCAGGAATCAGCAGACCTGTCCTATCTGGATGATCTGAGAACCTGGAAGCAGGCAGGGAAAGAAATTACCGATAATTCTTATCTGCCGCAGCTGGTGGAAGCTATAAGGAAACAAACAAATGAGAATATGAAAAGCCTGGCAGGATCGACAGGCTTTAAAACCATGTCAGGTTTTGAAACGATGGAGAACCTATATCGAAGAGAATTGGATAAGGCAATGATCAAGGTATGTACCGGAACGTTCAGCCGGGAGCAGGTAATCTATGATACAGTACATAGTCTTGCGGATAGTGGCCTACGGACCATTGACTTTTCTTCCGGTTACAGTATGCAGCTCGATACCGCGGTGAAACTGGCGGTGAGAACAGGCTCCGGGCAGATTGCTGCTAAAATCATGGATGAAAACATTACAAGGACCGGAGAGAACCTGGTATATGTATCCAAACACTGGGGAGCACGTAATACCGGCAATGGTCACGCCAACCACGAACAGTGGCAGGGACGGGTATATTACATCAAAGAGGGGGAGGACTACAACTCTGAAGCAAAGCGGATAGGACAGGACTATATAACAGATCTGTGGAGGGCAACGGGATATAGCGCAGATGGGGATCATGAGAACGATCCTTTAGGCCTGCATGGGTATAACTGCCGGCATAAGCATTATGTATGGTTCATCGGCAGCAGTCTTCCGGATGAGGACCCGCAGCCTAATCCCGTAACGATAGATGGCAAAACCTACGATTACTACCAGATTACACAGAAAATGCGGACACTGGAAAGAAAAATCCGGGCATTAAAGCGTGAGCGGGAAGCAATGGCAGCGCTGGGGCAGGATACCAAGGAGATCTCCAAGAAAATTAAGCAGAGGATCAAGAACTATCAGAATTTTTGTAAGGATGCGAAGGTAAAACCGGATATTAACAGATTGCGGTATGAATGTAAAACATCAGATCTGACAAAGACGAAAGCCTGGGAAAAATATAATAATATGACAGAATCGGAAAAGGCTGATACTTACAGAGTAGATAGCAATGTCGTGGATATGGATTATATTAATTCTGCAGAGTATCGTAAAAAATTTGATTCTTTTTCCGATAATTCAGAGCTTAATAATCAGATATATACTGTAGCAAAACAGATTCTTCAGCACAGAAGTGGCACGGATTTTGAAGACATGTATCTGATACATGCGAAGAGTGGAACGATAGAAGGATCACAGACTGAAAGTGCAGATATCTTACAGGTAGATTACAATGAATCATTGAGAAATGCTATAAAAAACAACAAGGAGAAAGAACTTATAGCAATACATAATCACCCGACTAATATTTTGCCAGATGGAGCAGACTACGTAAGCCTTGGATACAGAAAATACAGGCAAGGTATTATTGCAACACATAACGGGAAGGTGTATACTTATAGCGTAGGGGATAAGCCTTTTACATCAGGAGTACTTGATAGAAGGATATATAAATATCATGGAGCACCGTATTATTTGTCAATGGAGGAAGCACATGTAAAAGCATTGGAAACCATGATGGAGGATTATGGAATAGAGTGGAGAGAACTGAAATGAAGGGAAAAGACTTAAAGGATGTCGTAAAAACATATAATGATACTCCGGAAGAAAATGAAAAAAAACTGAAAGAAGAGGAAGAAAAGTCTGCAAAACTAAAAGAATGGGTTTTGGAGTAAAAAAATATTGAAACAAACATAAGTTTGCTTTATAATACATCTTGTGAGACACTTAAGCCAACCAAAAGGAGAAAGTTGGTAATATATGAGTTCTAAGTGGTGCAAATGCCCGAAATGTGGTAATCCGCACTTCTTAAAAGTGTTGCCGAATACGAAGATATGTAATTTCCCGGCATACTGCAAGAAATGTAAAAATGAAATAGTGATCAATGTAGAGCCAAGAGCCGATGTGATCAATTCCAAGTGAATTGATCCTTGGCTCTTTTTTCGTTCTACGATGGCGGAATAGAGCAGAGGCAGCTCACCGGGTTCATACCCCGGAGGTCGCAGGTTCGATCCCTGCTTCCGCGATTATCCCATATCGCAGAAAGTGCGATTCACAAAATATTTTAGGAGGACAATATGAAGAACATTTTTGAAATCATGAAAGAGTATGGACTGGAAGTACCTGAAGATAAGAAAAAGGACTTTGAAAAAGCCGTACTCGAAAACTACAAGACCCAGACCGATTATGACAACCAGACCAAGAAGCTGGACGCAGCGAATGAAACCATCAAGGCTAATGATACTGCAATGAAAGATTTGCAGACCCAGTTAGATGGATTCAAGGATGTGGATGTCACAGGGCTCAACAAACGAATCAGTGATCTGGAAGAGGAAAAGAAGAACATTCAGAAAGATTACGATTCTAAGATTGCGGATCGGGACTTCAGTGATCTTGTAAAGGAAAGTATTGCAGCTGCTAAGGGAAAGAACCAGAAGGCAATTATGGCTCTGCTGGATGTAAATGCGCTGAAAGCATCAAAAAACCAGAAAGAAGACATTGCCGCAGCATTGAAAACATTAACAGAAGCAGATGACAGTAAAATGCTCTTCGGTGAGCCGGAGCCTAATCCGGTAGGAACTGGAAATCTGATTGGACAGGTGAGAACCGGAGGCAGTGCTAATGCAGATGAAGCTGCAATGAGAGCTGCAATGGGACTTCCGCCTGCGACAGAAACAAAGTAGGGAGGAAAATAAATGCCTAACACAATTGTATTAGCAAAAAACTATGTACCTCTGCTTGATGAGGTATACCAGAGAGAATCTGTAACCAGTGATCTGACAGGAGATCCTGAAATGACAAGAGCCGGCGCAAACGCAAAGGAGATTATATATCCTCAGATTGCGGTAACCGGTCTTGGTGATTATGACCGTAACAGTGGTTATACACAGGGAACTGTGGATTTCAGGTGGGCATCCACGGAATACAACTATGACCGTGGTGCCAAACTGTCCGTAGATGCTATGGATAATCAGGAAACCTATAATCTTGCATTTGGCATGGCGGGTGCAGAACTTATGCGTACCAAGGTAGCACCGGAAGCGGATGCATTCACATTTGCTACACTTGCAGGCACTGAGGGCATTTCCAAGGGAGAAGCCAAGAAGATTGTCACCGGAGAAGAGTTCCTCGCAGAACTGCTGGAGGCAAAGAATACGATGGATAACGATGAGGTGCCGGAAGAAGGAAGAATCCTGTACGCAACTGCAAATCTGTTAAATGGATTGCTGATGATGGATACCTATAAGTCAAGGGAGATTCTTACAGCATTTAGCATTAGGAAACCTGTACCACAGGGAAGATTTTATACTTCCATTGATTTGTTAGATGGTAAATCTGAAGGGGAGGAAGCAGGTCATTATCGCAAAGGAACCGCAAAATACGAAAAGACTAAGGATCTTACGCCTGTAACCAACAAGACATATTATACGGAGAGTGGTGGAGTGTATTCTCCTGTATCCGGTTCCAGTGCATCCTCTGGTTCCATGTCCTCTTATTATGAGATGGTACAGGAAGCTGCAAAGCCTATCAACTTTATGATCATCCATAAGCCTGCCATCATCAAGCATGACAAACATGTGGTATCGAATGTGATTCCTGCCTCTTCAAATCCGAATGCTGATGCAGATATCATCAAGTACCGCAAGTACGGTCTTGTGGATGTCTACAAGAACAAAGTAGCCGGTATTTATCTGAGCCATCAGGCGTAGGAGGTAGCACATGAGAACAGTAGGAATGGGAGTAAGCTCCAAAAGCGAAGAGGATAAGAAGTTACTTGAAGAGATCACTGATCTGAAAGCAGAGAATGCAGCACTGAAACAGGAGATTACAGATCTGAAAGCCAAGAAAGTTCCCAAAAAGACCAAGGCAGAAGATCAGGATCCCGCAGAAGAGTAAAAACGGAGGGAGCAGTATGTCTTACATAACGTGGGAGCAATACGGCTCCCTTTATAATAGCATCACGGATGAGAATGAATTTAACCGATTATCCAAACTGGCAGAGATCAAGCTGAATGCAATTACGCATATGCGTGCAAAGAGATTTGAGGAGGCATATGACGAGGATACGGCCACGGACTTTCAGCAGCAGGTACATGTGCAGATCCAGGATACATTTTGCCAGCTGCTCAATACTATGGCTGTGCAGGATGCGTCGGGGATGGGAACCGGTATTACATCCGTAAGCAACGACGGGTATTCAGAGTCTTACAAGGTTACAACAGCGCAGGAGAAGGAAACGCAGCTAACCTCTGTAATACGTTCCGGGCTATCCGGTACGGGACTGGCAGGTGCGCTATGAGTGTTCTTTTTACGGATTCTATGACAGTCTATAATTTCCATAGAGATCCGAAGACAGACGATGAAGTATGGCTCAGATCAGTAGTGAAGGGAGTTCAGTGGCGTCACAATAAAACGGATGTAACATCTTCCGGCGGAGTGCAGACGGAAAGCAAGGTTGAGAGCATTACGGTGGACTTTCAGAGAGGATATGGCAACAAACCTTACCTGGAGCCGCAGAAATTCCGGAAGTTGTCAGCGGAAGAGGCAGCAGAGTACTGGACACTGGATGTACGAACGAACCAGGATAAGTTAGTTCTGGGAGAATCAGAGAAAGAGATAGGAGAACACTATCTCCTGAAGGATCTGAAAGAGGATTTCCAGTATGCAGTTACTGTTGTGGAAGTGTCTGACAATCGTGGAAGACTTCGACTGAAGAACATAAAAGTTGTTGGAAGGTAAGTTGCACCGGTGCAACAGGTGGACTATGGCAAAAACAGGATTTCATTCGCTGAAAGTGACTCGTAATTTTGATCCGGGTGTGTGTATAAAGACACTGGGACTGGAAGAAAAGGGTAGACTGCAACAGATCTGCGCAAATGAAATATTGAAGTTATCAGATCCGTATATCCCATTGGATGATGGAGGGCTTAGTTTAAGCGGACACATAGAAAATGATGCAGATGTTGTGTGGAATAAACCGTATGCACATTATATGTGGGAAGGCATCGTCTATGAGGATCCGGATCTGCATTGCGCAGGTTTTCAGACGGAGAATGGCTGGAAATCCAGAAAGAATGTAGATAAGGTACCCACAAAACGAAGCCTGGAATATGGTAACGGTACACTGCGCGGGGCACACTGGGCAGACCGCATGCTGCAGAATGGCGGGCTGGAAAAGATAGAGAAGAAACTGCAGGAGGAACTGTTAAAATGACGGTATCGCAATCCATTATTAACTGGCTGAAAGAATTTTCTCCGGAGAGTATGAAGCATATCGACACGGACCGGATGCATGGGAATGTCAATTATGCGTTAGTCAAAGAACCAATGACTAATGTGAGAAAATATATCAACGGTGATGAAATACACAAGGACTACTATCAATTTGTGGTAAGACTGGATATTCAGACGGATAAAAGTTGCATCGAAAACGGTAGCTGGATGGAGCAACTGACGGACTGGATCGAAAACAGAAACCGTAATAGGAACTTCCCGGATATCCAGGGTGGGACAGTCAAGACAGTAGGAGTATCAAGCCCGTTTTTTATGGGAGAGAATGGGCAGAACGAAGCATTGTATCAAATGACGATTTTTATCGAATATAAGAAAGGAGCTCAGGTAAAATGAGAGAAGATTTAAGGCATTACATTGATACCACTATGGGAGCAGAAGAACCGAAGTATGCTTTGCTGGGCAATGGCGTAGAATCCCTCACAGAGGAGATGAACCCGGAAGAGGATACGAAGCATTATATTAATATGGCAAAGGCATCCAATAAGGTAAAGTCCTATCAGAGAGCGTTTGATGTGGACAAGGAAGACTGCGAAGATGATGACGTACAGAAAATGATCGATAAACTGGTGGATGACCTTCCTGTAGGTGCAAAAGCTCACACATCTTTCGTAAGACTGCGCTTGAAAGATGCGGTGCAGGCCGAAGAAGGAACCTATAAAGCAATCAAAGTACCGTGTACAGTATCTGTTACTTCCAATGGTGGAGATGGCGGGGATTATGTCCATAATGTGCTGAGTGTAAAGCAGGCAGGTGATGATATCAAGGGTAAATTCAATATCGAAACAAATACATTCACGGCAGATTCCGCAAAATAATATAGGTGTTAATCAATATTAACATATGTGGTGGACGCACCTCTCTGTCGTCCATCACATTCAGAGAGGATGGTAATATATGGAAAAAATTAATGCCATTAAGGGTGGCACAGAAGTACAGGTAAATGACAATGGCGATACGATTGTCTGCAATTTTGGAAGTCAGGAATTCTATGCAGATTTCACAGAACTGATAGATAATCTGGAAAAAGTTAAAAAATATGTTGCCGCAGAAGAATTTACGAGAAAACCGGAAATAGAGCAGCTTCGGATCATGATTGGAAAGACTAACGAGATCATGTCTGACATTGACAGAGTGTTCGGAGAAAGGACCTGTAAGAAGGTATTTGGGGAGATCACACCGAGTCCTATCCTGATTACTGATTTCTTTGATCAGATCATCCCGATTGCGCAGAGATATGCAAATGGTAGAAATAAGGAACTATTGGAGAAATACAGCAGAGAAAGAGATGGCGGAAACATAAATCACAACAGGAATCGTCAAAACCGAAGACACCATAAATAGTGGGGGAGTCATATGTTTAATATTATGTTGGATCAGCTTCCGACAGCCTGGAAAGGATATCCTATTTCGACTTCTTTCCGGACGGGAATAAAAATGTCCATGTGCATGTCGGATCCTGATTTATCGGATATGGAGCGGTTTTATATTGCATCGTATTTGCTATTTCCAAAGAGATGTCCGGAACCGCAGGAAGCTGCGAAAGCGATTGAATGGTTTATGACAGAATTTAACCATGACAACTATCAACAGAAGAAAAACGAAGATATTATCATGGACTGGGATATGGACCAGTGGAGAATATATGCAGCCTTCCGCAACCAGTATCATATAGATCTGCAGAAGACGGAAATGCACTGGTTCGTGTTTATGGGACTGTTGGGAAATCTCCAGGAGAGCTCCCTGACACATGTAATGGACATACGGCAGAAAAAGATTACTTCAAAGATGTCGCAGGAAGAGAAAAACGCGTATAGGAGCGCCAAAAAGATATTTGCTATTAAGGCACCAAAGGATGAGAAAATCACACCTGAGGAGCAGGCAAGAATAGATGAATTTATGAAATATGCCAAAATCAATAAGTCGACAGAGAGCCAGTGAGCCAGTTGATACCGTATAGGTGCCAGCAGGCTCTTTTTTGATTAAGGAGGCATCATGGCAAAGTACGATACTGAGATCAGGTTACATTCTGATCTGGACAATTCAAAACTGGATAAGGGTGCTGAACACATCGAAAAAAAGCTGGATGAACTGGAGGAGAAAGCCAAGGACACCAGCCTGACACCGGAGGGATGGTCAAAAGAAGACTGGGATAAATTCGAGAAGAATTTTGACAGTATTATGGAGCGGAATAAGAAGAAAGCAGAAGAGGCAGCGGCAGAAATGGCTAAGGCCAGCGCTGCAGTAGGCGAAGCAACGATTCCGCAGGATACTGTAGGGTATCAGCAGTATAATTCAGATGCAATCATGGCTCAGATTGACCAGCAGGTCAGTGCAGCTGATAAGGTCAGCGAAAAGGAAGAAAAGATTGCAGAGAAGATCAGGGAGCAGCAGGCAGCAGAACAACAGCTGATTGATATAAAAAACAATGCTGTGGTAGCTGATCAGAATATGGTTGCCCTGATGCAGGAGCAGGAGCAGATCATAGAACGGATGACACTGTTGAAAAAGGCTGGAGTCACAGACGGATATCAGGAATATGATGAGCTGTCTGCCAGACTTGCAGAGATCAACAAAGAAGTCCATACGATCCGGAATGGTTTTTCTGAACTGGAATCCAAGGGAAGAAAAGCACTGGACTCCTGCGGAACCAGTGCAAAGAAATCGGGGAGCCTATTATCTACAATGGCAAGCCGCCTGAAGGGAATTCTGCTGAGTCTATTTATATTTAATTGGATATCTAAGGGATTCAATGCAATGGTATCCGCAATGAAAGAAGGCTTCCGGAATCTTTCTCGATATTCCAAGGACTATAATGCACAGATGTCTGCACTGAAAAGTAGCTGCGCTCAGTTTAAGAACAGCCTGGCAGCAGCATTTGAACCTATCGTCAATATGGCTATCCCCTATCTGGTAAAGCTCATTAACTGGCTGATCAAGGCAGCGGATGCAATTGCCCAGTTTATGGCAATACTGCAAGGGAAAAGTACTTATACTCGGGCAAAAAAGCAGAATATTGATTATGCTAAGTCGTTGGACACTACTACGAAGTCTGCAAAGAAAGCGCTGGCAGCATTTGACGAGCTGAATGTACTCAGCGACCAGGGCGGAACTACGGCAGGTGGAGGAGAACTGACCGGTAAGGATGCTTTTGAAGAAGCTTCTGTGAATCCTAAAACGGTGGAAATGCTGGAGAAAGCGAAGAAACTGCTGGAGATCATAAAACCACTGGCTATATTTATTGGAATCGCTCTGCTTGCATGGAGAATAGCTGGTCTGCTGAAAGATTTAGAAGAACTGGCACCATACTTGCCGGAGGTGCTTGGACTTATGATGTTGATCGCAGGAGCCGCATTAATGGTATACAACTACGTGAAAATGTGGAAAAACGGTGTGGACTGGGAAGGTATTGTTGGATATGTTGCAGGACTGGCACTGGTGGTGACTGGATTATTGATATTGTTCGGACCGATAGCTGCAGGAATCGGGCTGATTGTCGGAGGAGCAGCCGGTCTGATACTTGCACTTAAGGATATCACAGAAAACGGTTTGAATGCCAAGAATATGACATTATTGCTGATCTCTGCCGGTGCAATACTGGCAGGTGTGTTTATTACACTCGGTGGGGCAGCTACTGTTGTTGTTGGGGCTGTAATGGCTGTGATAGCAGCTATTGCCGGAGTGGTGGTATGGGCTGGAAATGGTGAAGAGGCTCTTTCTACATTGAAAGACATGCTTGGCAAACTGGGAACGTTTGTAAAAAGTGTATTTGCCGGAGACTGGAAGAGTGCGTTTGATGCAATTATAGGATTCGCGAAGGATGCTGTGAATATGGGAAATATCATAGCAGAATCTTTTGCAAATGGATTCGTAAAAGCTATCAATTTTATTATTGACGCTATTAATTCGCTGAGCATTGACATCCCGGACTGGGTACCATTTGGATGGGGTGGAAAGAAATGGAGCCCTAACATTCCTAACTGGAATGCACAAGTATCACTTCCTCGTCTGGCTAATGGCACAGTGATTCAGGGCGGTAAGCCATTCGCGGCAATTCTCGGAGATCAACCAAGAGGGCAGACCAACATTGAGACACCGTTAGCGACTATGATTGAGGCATTTAAGCAGGCACAGGCGGAAAACGGTGGTGGTACATATACATTTGTAGCGAAGTTGAATGAGCGGGAGATCTTCCGGGAAACGGTGCGGCAGGATCGGATGTACAAGAATACACATGGACAGAGTGCATTTATTTAGGAAGGAGGGAGAGCAATGCCGGGAAAATTCAATGGATGGCTAATTAAATTTGGAGACGTGACTCTCCCTAATTCATTTCTGCTGGCCGATGGATGGGAGAGTACTCCAAACCAAAGAGTGGAAATAGATGCCTACAGAGATGCAAATATTTTGTTGCATAGGGAAACATCTCCGAATTTCAAAACAAAATTAAAGCTGAATATTCGGGAAATGAATCTTGAGGAACGGATGGCATTTGATAATGCAATTGGACTTGCAACTCTTCCGACGACAGAAAAGAACCAGCGAAGGGTAAGATGCACCTATTGGAATGATGAAACTTTGGAATACGCCACAGGTGTTTTCTACATGTCTGATACTACCTATACAATACATACACTGAGCGAGGATGAAAAAGACATCGAATACAATGAATTTACACTTACGTTGACGGAGTATTAGTATTAAATGGAAAACAGTATTCAGAATCAGTTTTATGATGATTCGGTAGAAAAACAGTTAATAATTGAATATCAGGTGTCAGGCACAACACTGACCAATGCTGAATACCAGACAGAGACCATGACGATAACGGAGTCCATATGCGATGAGCAGGAGTTGCAATTTGGATGCTGTAATGCATCGTCCTTTGAAATTAAGGTGCTGGATACGATAGAAAATTTCAAAGGCAAGAAAATGAAAGTGTCAATTCTGCTTGCAGGTCAGGACGAACCCTATCAGTTGGGGGAGTATAAGGTATATTCGGACAAACCGACAGCTGACAGACTGTATAAAGATATCGTAGCTTATGATGCTATGTACGACATTCTGAATGCGGAGGTGTCCGGGTGGTATAGCAGCCTGACATTTCCGATGACACTTCGGCAGTTCCGTACCAGCTTTTGTGCTTATGTCGGCGTGGAGCAGGAAGAAATTACGTTGGTCAACGATGATATGGTGGTAGAAAAAACTATCGATCCCGGAGAACTCCCTGGGAAAACAGTAATCGAAGCCATCTGCGAGATCAATGGCTGCTTTGGACACATTGGTCGAAATGGTAAGCTGCGGTATGTGGTGCTGGAGCAGATGATCGAGGGGCTGTATCCGGCAGATGATCTGTATCCGGCAGATGACCTTTATCCTGCAGATCCGATGGGCACCACAGAGGTATCTCGTAGCCACTATATCTCCTGCCAGTATGAGGATTTTATAGTCCAACATATTGATAAGCTGCAGATCCGGCAGGAAGAAAACGACATCGGGGCTATCTCCGGTGCAGGCAATAACTGTTACATCATAGAGGACAACTTTTTGGTGTATGGCAAGTCTGCGGCAGACCTGCAATCAATAGCTGATAATGTGCTGAGTGTGATCGGTGTCGTATGGTACCGTCCGGCACAGGTGGAAGCCCGCGGCAATCCCTGCCTGGAGGTGGGGGATGGCATCCTGTTGCACACGACTAGGGAGACCATTTATACCTATATCCTGCAGCGCACATTAAAAGGCATACAGGCACTTCGTGACAGCTATACGGCGGAGGGCGAGGAATACAGGACCGGACAGGTTAATGGACTGCAGAAGCAGATCATCCAGTTAAAGGGCAAGAGCAACGTGCTCACCCGGACAGTCGAAGAGACCAGATTGGAATTGCGAGACGTCAACCAGAACCTGTCTGCGCAGATCAGCATTAATGCAAAGCAGATCCTTACCAAGGTATCCAAGGACAATATCGTTTCAGAGATCAATCAGACTGCGGAAAGCATCAAGATCAAGGCAGAACGGATAGACCTGGTCGGTGTGGTAAATGCGGATGAACTGGTCAGCAAATATGCCACCATAGAGACGTTGAATGTGACCAAACTGGAGTTAAATAACCTGATTGCTACCAAGGCTACAGTAGACTCTCTCAATGCGGTGAGCAGTCGTGTGGGGAGCCTGGAAGCGGATCATGTGACAGTCTCTGATCTGAATGGTGTAAGTGCCCGCTTGGGAACGGTAGAAGCCAACTATATCAGTGCCGGAACCGTAAAGGCTAATTACATGGAAGTAGCCAACTGGACATCCTCCGGTGTAATTAAAGCGGACAGAATCAGCGCTGCGACTATCGTAAATAAGCTGTCCAGCGTGGATCTGGTCAGTGTGCGAGCAATGGGTGTCAACGGGTACATGAATTATAAAGGTACAGTAGTTGCGTGGAGAACAAAAAACATTAGTGGGACTGTTATTACTTATTTGGGACCGGAGGATTAAGAATGAGCAATTTAGAAATCAGGGAATTTAGTCAGGCCATTACGAAATTTGTGGATGAATCCAGCCTGCCGGAGGAAGTCAAGCGACTTGCATTACAGGAGGTTCTGACACGACAAGAGCAAAGAACTAGAGATGCGTTACTGGCAGAAATTGAAGCCAGGGACGCTGAGGAGCAGGAGGTGAAGCAGGATGCAGAAAGCGTATAATCCTACTGTTTGGGAAAACACTCCATCTATTAACACTCCGTTGAATGAAACGAATTTGAATAAGTTAAGTCAGGGTGTGAGTGAGATTGATAACCGTGTGATAACGCTGGACTTGACCAAGTTATCAATCACGGAAGCCAATGGTTTGGTAAAGAGTATTGAATTGAACCAGGATACAGGTGATATTACGATTACATATTATTCCGGATCAACCAGTGTATTACACACTTTAATGGCACAGATTGCCATTAACTTCAGTTACGATCCGGTTACCGAGCGGCTTATCATCTACTTAAAGGATGGGACGGAGCAGTACATAGATCTGTCTGCACTTATTACGCAGTTTGAATTTCTCGATTCGGATACCGTTTACTGGTCCATTGGAGATGATGGAAAAGTAAAGGCGGACATCAAGAACGGCAGCATTACTGCAGATAAACTGCAGCCGAACTATCTTGCAGACATCACAGTGCAGGCAGAAACAGCAACACAGCAGGCAACCGCGGCAGCGACATCTGCAGCACAGGCCAAGATAGATGCAGACCGTGCAGAATCATATGCCAGTATCACGGAACCCAAGTTTTACTTGGATGAAGCCATAATGAATCTTTATATGAAGGATGGCGTGGGTGTGGATTTTGTAGTTGATGATAATGTTTTGTATTGGAAAGTAGCATAAGGAGGAATGAACTATGGCAGCACCGGAGGGATACAAGGCTCTCGGAAAAATCGGAATATCTTACAAAGGAGATTACAACCCCAATACCGTATATGAGCGTTTGGATGCGGTATATCACAATGGCAGTACATATTTGGCAATTAAAGATGCACCGGACGGAGCGCCCAGGAACGACAAAATCAACTGGATCTATCTTGCCAAAGGTTATGATGGAGAGACAGTGGATGTGGCAGATTCAGAGATTGCATTTACGGATTCAGAGACCCGGGAAAATATTGTCAGCGGGGAAAAGGTATCTACAGTTTTTGGCAAAATAAAGAAATTTTTTACCGATTTGACAGCACCGGCATTTGCTCAGATGATCACCACAAAGGAGGATCTGCTGGCTACCAAGGTGACCGGCTACGTGCCGGATGCCAAGGCGGTAGCAGATGCATATACTGAGTTAAATGGCAAGTTAGAAATGAATATAGAACAAAAAACAGGTCAATATAAAAACCAAAAATTAAATAAAAATGTAACAGTATGTAGTATAACGTTAACTCCTGGTTTGTGGTTAATAATTGGATATATTGATGGCAATATATCATCTGATTTTATATACAATAATACCCTTTTCGATCAAACTGTTAGAGAATCAATGATTGGCGGTGGTGGAAGTATAAACGTAATTTTAAGAGGGATAGATACAACTACCACTGTCAATTTATCCACTTATGACTTTGTTAATGTAACATCCGATCTCACCTATAGAGGAACTCTTGCCGCAATTTGTTTAAAACCTTATTTATAAATTTAATTGACTAAATATAATACTTCGACAAAAGCATCGGACGGTATAATTATCTGATTTGATCCAGATATTTTACCCTCTATTGACACATTCTGAGCTGTTACAATACCATTAATATGTATATTATCAGCCCCGTCTCTGTTAAACAAAGCCCATGATTTAATGGCTATTGGAGTATAACCTTCTTTTTTTGTTGGAAATAATAGCGAAAAAATTCCAGGGTTTAGTGTAGTTTTTACGCCTAACGGTATTTTAAGTACTTTTAATTGTGGTAACTTGCCATTTAGTGTAGTAGATCAGACGGCGGGTGCAGCCGTAAGAGCACCAGAAAGGAGCCCTCATGGGTTACATAAAGTTTAAAAATAAAAAGACCGTATCAAAGGTCATCGTATCAGAGGAGAGCCCTCATGTGATCCGCATCACCGGAGACGGCCTCACAATAAATACTGACGGCTTCCGGCTCTATCTGGATGAGGGATGCAAATACCCGCTGGACAACGGCGAGTATGAGGCATACACTACTTTATTCCGGGAGGGTGACGGCTGGTATGAGTTGTCCGATGACGGATCCGTCTACACCGAGCCGATTGCACCGGTGCAACCTGAGCCCACAGAAGAGGAGCTTACGGAGTTGGGCAGACAGCAGCAGATCAGTCAGCTGACTGCGCAGATCGATGACCTCAAGGCCAGAATCGCCGCCAGTGACTATAAGGTTATCAAGACCTATGAGTATACTCTCCTCGGTGAGCAGACCGAGTATGATATGGAGGCTGTCCATGCAGAGAGACAGGCTCTCCGGGATCAGATCAATACATTGGAGACACAACTGGCAGATCTGACCGCAACCGCAGAGTAGGAGGCTGCTTATGAGAGTGAGAGACGGTCCTTAAACAATAAAACATAGTAACCAAGAGCCAAGAGCCGATTACTTCCTTCAGGAGGTGACCGGCTCATTATATTAAGGAGACTGAGATGGCAACAGAAATCATTGTGGCACTGATCGGCTGCGCGGGAAGTGCGGCAGGCGCCTTCTGCGGAATTCTGGTCAATACAAAATTGACTACATATCGGTTGGAGCAGCTCGAAAAAAAGGTGGATAAGCATAACACAGTCATAGAACGCACATTCAAGCTAGAAGAAGCGCAGGCAGTTATGCAGGAACAAATTAAAGTAGCAAATCACAGAATTGAAGATTTGGAAAGAGAGGTAAAAGAATGAGCACAAGTACAATCATGGTAATTATTTTGGCAGTGCTGACGGCACTGGTAGTAGGAACATTTTTATGGGTATACATCCGCGATAAGACGATTGATGAGATCAGAGTGGATGTGTATCACCTGTTTCTGAAGGCAGAACATGCATTTAAAGAGTCGGGTTCCGGAAAGCAGAAGATGAAGTATGTAGTAAGTCAGGCAAGAAAACTGTTGCCTTCATGGCTGCAGTATTTTGTCACTGATGAGTTCTTAGAAAGCGTTATAGAAAAGAGGTTCCAGGCAGTGAAGGATCTGCTGGATGACGGCAAGCTGAATGGATCAGAGGAGGAAGAAGAAGAATGAAAAAGGCATTATCAAAAGGACCGGATATTTCCAAACACAATGGAAATGTTAATATCAAAAAAGTGCGTGATGCCGGATATAAGCCTATAGGTATTCGGGCTGGTTACGGAAAAAATAACGTCGACGAGAAGTATGTGAGCAATGCATTGGCCTGCTTTAATCTGGCTGTGCAGGTGCTGCTCTACTGGTTTTCATATGCCTACACCGCAGCAATGGCAGTGGCAGAGGCAGAGTTTTGTATCACTCAGGCTAAAAAGTACTGGAGCAAATGCCCTATTGCATTTGATTTTGAGTACGACTCTGTAAATTATGCGCGTAAGAGAGGCGTGAATGTCACAAAACAGCTGGCTACAGATATGGCAATTGCATTTTTGCAAAAGGTCAAAGCAGCCGGTTATCTCCCGGTGATCTATACCAACAAAGATTACCTTAATAAATATTTTGACATGAACCGGATCGTAAAAGCACTGGGAAAGGTATACGTATGGTATGCACGCTATACGTCCAGTCTGTCAGCGGCGGAGATTGACCTTGCGGATATTTGGCAGTATACATCATCAGGATCTGTCCCTGGAATAAGTGGCAAGTGTGATATCAATATCTTTTATACGGACTTTGAAATGGTATCAGTACCGGCGCAAAGAGAAGAAACCTGTAATATTAATATTCAGAACTTCCAGAAAGCTGCAAATGCAGACGGTTATCGGGATGAGCAGGGAAGAAAGCTGGCTGAAGATGGCAAAGATGGCAAGAATACTCGGTATGTAAAACAGCAGATCTGCCTGCAGGCGAAGAGATTCGGGCTGAGCTACAAGGTTGGCTCCAGGGGAGCGGTAGTTAAGTGGTGGCAGACACGTTGCAATGAGATCTTAGGACATGACCAGAACGTAGATGGTAAGTATGGAAAAGACGCAAGGAAAGAGACCATTGCAGTGCAGGACAAGCTGAACCTGGTAAAAGATGGAAAAGTAGGATACGACAGTATCCAGGCGGCATTCTATAATTGACGGATCAGCAGAAGGTATGATACTCTAAAATTACCCATTGAATCCTTCTCATGGTTTATCATGGGAAAAGAGTGGCGAACAAGAAGGGGTGTTCGCCACTCTTTTTAGTTTGCGCGCCATGGGCGCGCTCTAACGGGTGAAAGTCCCGAACAC